CTAGCGGGGCGATTCAGTGTCGGCAATCAGCTTTGTCCACAAAGCCAGATCCAGCGGAGCCGGGCAAGCGCTGCACCAATAGCTGATTTCGCATAATGTATAGAAGGTGGGCGTTATTGCTACAGGGGAGAGCGCCACCAGCAGCGCCTCATGCGCTCCTGTGTGCACGGCCAGGACCAGCAGCGCGACCACCGCGGCGGCCGCGCTTAGCCTGTCCAACACTGATCGCCACAATGCGCGCTCTGCCGGCGACGCGGCGCGCTCTGCATGAATTCGCGCCATCCATGACCCGCCGTCGAGCTTTGCCATCGCGCAAAGTTGCGCAATTCGTTCATCGGAAAGCGGCTTGTCCTCGTGGCGAGCCTTCCAAATCATCTGCCTGTTGACGCCCAATTTTTCCGCCAAAGCCATATCGGACGGGAGAGAGCAACTCTCTTTCACTTTGTCAAGTAGCTCGTCTGTAGCGCTCATGTGACCCTCAGGGTTGACAACGTGTGACCCTCCGAGTTTACATGCGCTCGCGTTACCTCATTGGGTAACGCCGCGCACCCCCGGCTCCCCTCCGGGGTCCGCGTCAACGGGCAGGGGATAGGGGCTTCATGGACACCAACACACTTGCATTGCTCGGCGCTTCCGCGCTGACCGTGATCATCGGCCTCGCCCGATTGGTCGCCTGGATTCTTGACCGTCGCGCCGAAGCCGCACTGCGTGCGCACCGCGAACAGGTCTTCGTCATCCAAAGCTACGTCGAACTCGTTGCGCCGGCAATTCCGCGACGCGTCACGATTTCCAGCGCCGAAAGCGAAATGGACGTGATCGCATGAGCGCCTCGGTCGTTTCGCATATCGATACCTACCACACCGTGATCTGTGGCCGTCGCACTCGGCGCTTCCGCCTGACCGTGCGCGTTGCTGGTCGGCTGGTAGAGCAGAGCGAATACGCCTCGCGCCGTGCTGCTCTGGCTTGCGAAGCCGCTGCTGTGGAGTTCTATGCTCATGGCTGATGGATCGCTCGCGGTGTCGGGACTCCCCTCGTCTAACAGGGGAGTCAGTGAATTCAGGAACAGTGATGGCACCCTCACGGTGATCATCGATTGGTTTTCTGCCTCTGTAGATTTGTTCGCTATTCTGCGCCAGGTCGGCTACCTCGACCGCGACGACGCCGAAGAGGTCCGCCAGTGGTCGGACGCATGCGCCGAAAACGCGATGGTCATTGCGATTAACCTGTTTACGTTCTTCTTCGCCGGCCTCGGCATGGAGTTGGACAAGCAGGCAGGCCCCGGCAGCTTCTACACGTGGCGCGTGCGTGTTCTCGACCGCGAAGGCAAGCACGTGGGCATCATCGAGTTCGGCGGCGAAGAGTGCCGCCGCAAAGATGGCACCTACACGGCGCGCATCGAGTTGACCGGTGCCGGGTGCGCAATGGTGAGCGCAGCGCGCTGCGGCCATGCGAAGCGGTGGCTGGAGCTTCGAGCGAAGCTCGAAAGCTGCGCTGGACGGTTAACGCGTGTGGACACTGCTGCCGACGATCTGTTGGGCAAGTACCCGTTGAAGCTCGCGCAGACCTGGTATTCGGATGGTGAGTTCGACAACCGTGGCCAGCGCCCCAAGGCGCAGTTGATCGACGACTACGACAGCGGCGACGGTAAGACGCTGTATGTCGGCACCAAGAAGTCAGAAAAGCAGTTGCGCGTGTATGAAAAGGGCAGGCAACAGGGCGACAAGGAATCGCCGTGGGTGCGTTACGAGGCTCAATTTAAAGCGTCCAACCGCAAAGACCTGTCGCTAGACATTTTGCGCGACCCGGCTGGCTATCTGCTCGGCGCTTATCCGGTGCTGAACTTCCTCAACTGCGTTGCGCTCCGCATGGATATCACGAAAGCCGCAGTTGCTGCTACGTGGAAAAGCGCACGCCGTCACCTCAAGCGCCAGTACGGCGCCACCCTCAATTTCATTGCAAGGCAATGTGAGACGCCTGAGGCGTTGCACGCCGTCATTCATACCTGCACGTCGAACAAGCTGCCGACGTGGGCAACGGGTCAAGCAGCGGAGCTATGGCCCGAAATTGCGGGCGTCAATCAAACCTTAGAAGGGGTTACACCATGAGCGGAATCAAAGTGATTGTGTTGAGTGCCGAAGTCGATGAGCGTGGCGGCACGTTCAAGGACGACGAGGGTAAGGATCGGGAATACACCACGCGCAAGCAGAAAGCCAAGCTGGAAGCGGGCGGCTTCGCGTATCCGCTGGATGTGCGTTTGGAGAAGGGCCAAGCCGCCTATCAACCCGGTGAATACGAGCTCGACGTTGAGGCCATGGTGACGGTCAACAAGGGCGCGATCAATTTCAGCAAGTTCCATGCGTTGCGCGCTGTCAAAGCGCCTGCACGCGCAGCGGCCTAACCCATGGCTATGTGCGTAGCCCTGCAAGCAGATGGCACGTTGGCACCCACGGGCCAATCCGTCGGCGAGTGCAGTGGCTACGTGCTGGTCACTGGTAGCGAATACAGCGTGTATGCGCTGGTGCAAGAAGCGTTCGCAATGCCCAGCAAGGAGGACGCCGTGGCGTGGTCCACCGGCTGCTGCGGCCTTGTGATCGTGTGGTTCGTCCTGGGGCGCCTCGCCGGCAGCGTCGCGGGCATGTTCAATGACCGGTAAACCAATCATCAATCAAGTAGGAGAGAAAACATGGGTGACATTCTGTCGGGTCTGAGTGCGGCTGATGCCGTGACCGCTGTTGTGGGTGCTGCCGCGCTGATCGCGCTGGTTGGCTTCACCAAGTGGGGTGCAAAGAAGGTCGCGACCTTCTTCGGCTAATCGTGGTGAGGGCAGGGCGGCGCTTCGGTGTCGCCCTCTCTCTTTCTGGGGATCATGATGATCGGTCTATTGTTCTGTGCCTTCATGGGCGCGCTATGCGGCTGGGCCGCTGTTAAGGGTTTGGACGCACCATGATGCGATGGCTCTTTGCAATCACGTTGCTTGGCGCGATTTTTTCTGGTCACTTGCTTGCAGCGGAACCACCTAACGGCGGTTCGTTTGGTGACCAGGGTGCTGCCTTTCAGGCGTGTAATGCGCGTGGCGATTGGTGGCTTGGCAACACGCGCCCCGGTGTCCCTAGCGCGCAGTATCAGTGTCGTCGTGAGGATCAGCCGCCCGATGTTGGCGCTTATCGGTTGTGGCTATCTGCGGACATGCCCTTTGCGCCTACCAGCAGTTTTGTGTTTCCGCTCTCTAATCAGTGTGCATCTCGACCTGCATCTACATCTGGCTGGTCTGCTTTGGGAAATGGTGCAAGTTGTCAAGAAGGGTGTGCTATGGGTCCTGCGACCTCTGCCGATAGATTCAGTGCCGGTGGTAAGACGTATTTTAGTCTCGCTGGTGCTAAGCCCACTGGTGCAACGTGCAGTTATGGCGACGGATCGGGCGAGGGCGTTAAAGACCAGGATTGCGTTCAGTCCGGCACGCTCACGATGTGCATTCGTAGCGATGGCAAGAACTGCGCGACAGCTTCTACTGGCAAACAGTTCTGCTGGTCGCCCGGAGAATCCGGCGTCAAGAAGGCTGACAACAACAATCAGGCCGCCACCAAGTCCCCTGAGAATGCGGCGATCAACGCGCCCCAGGATGCGCCGTCCAATGGCGGCGATTGGAAGGTGACGGGGCAGGGTACGTCCTCTGAGACTAGAGGCGGCGTTACGACTAATTCAAACGTCACCACATTCGATAGTACTTATGGCAAGGACGGTTCCGGCAAGGGGGACGGCACCGGCTCTGGTACGGATTCCGGTAGCGGCGACGGCGACGGCGAAGAAGGCGAAGGCGATGATCCTGGCGAGGGTGCAGCGATAGGAGACCTTTACACCAAGAGCAATAAAACCGTTGAATCTGTCGTTTCCAAGTTCGCCGCGCAGGTGCGCTCCACTCCCGTTGCCGGTGGCATCGCAAGTTTTATGACCGTTCCATCTGGCGGGTCTTGTCCGGTGTTTAGCCTCGGTGCCTCCAAGTGGTGGAATGCGATGACGATTGATTTTCACTGTAGCGGCACATTTCTCGCGTTTTTGCGTGCTTGTGGCTGGGTCATTTTGGCAATTGCTGCGTATGCGGCTATTCGCATCGCTGTGACATAAGGGGCAGGGTATGCAAGCTGGTTGGTTGAGTGACTTGACCGCCTGGATTTTCAAGGCGCTCAAGGCGGTGTGGCAGGCGTTCGCCGACTTCATGAGCGATCTTTTCGTGATGTGGCTTGAACAGTCCTTGTCGGCGGTTCTCTACGTGTTGAGCCTCTTGCCGATGCCCGATTTCATGAAAGGGCAGAGCATTGGTGCAATGTTGGGCAATGCTGGAAGCACGATTTTGTGGTTCGCCGACGTTTTCATGATTGGGCCGTCGCTCGTTGCCATCGGCTCGGCGATGATTTTCTATTTTTTGCGTCGGGTGCTGACGCTGGGGATCTGGTGACATGCTGGTTTTCAACGAAGGTGTGCCACGTGCTGGGAAGAGCTACGACGCGGTCAAGAACCATATTCTCCCGGCGGTCAAGAAAGGGCGCCGTGTGTTCGCGCGGCTCAACGGGTTACGTCACGACCGCATCGCCAAGCACCTCGGCATGCAGGAAAATGACGTTCGCGATTTGCTTGTGCTGGTTGACACGAAGGACGTGGCGAAGCTATTCGCGTGCACGCAGGATGAGTCGGGAAAATGGTGTATCCCCGACGACTTCAAAGATGCCCTGGTGGTGATCGATGAGGTTCATGAGTTCTATGTCAATGAGCGCAAGCCGCTCGAACCTGAGGTGGAGAATTTTTGGGCGCTGCTCGGCCAGAATGGTGGCGATGCGGTCATCATGACGCAGTGGATCAACCGCCTGCACTCTGCGGTCAAAGCGCGTATCGAGAAGAAAAACACGTTCCAGAAGCTCACGGCGGTGGGTATGAAAAGCCGCTATCGCGTGACGTATTTCCACACGACCTCGCCCGGCAAATTTGAGAAGGTGGGCGGCCAGACGCTCAAGTATGACCCCGCGATTTTTCCGCTGTATGACGGTTACGCGCCAGGCGCGGAGAACACCGAGGTCTACGAAGAGGGCGGCAAGAACGTGTGGGCGGCCATGGCTGTGCGGGCCGTGATCTTTCTTGTGGTCGGTGGCGTCGGTCTGTACTTCTTCGCCAGCTATTTCAACAAGGGCAAGCAGCCGGCGCATGCTGCTGCCGCTGGCCCGTCATCTACGCCAGCGGTCGGCCAGGTCTTTAAGCCTGGCGAACTGGTGTCAGCGCCTGGCGAGCAGGCTGTCGCGGCGGTTGTCGCCGATCCGCTTGCCGATTTGACGCCGGAACAGCGCTACATCATCGAGTTGGCAGCCAAGGGCCGTATCCGTGTTGCCGCCATTGCCCAAGTTGGTGGCCGGGATCGTGCATGGCTTCAATGGATCGACACGTCGAATATCGTTCTTGAGCAACTTGACCTGGTGCAGCTTCGCGCTCTTGGGTTCGATGCCATTGTGCAGCCCTACGGCGTTCGCCTTGTGGCGGGCAAGCACACCGTCGTGGCGACCGCGTGGCCGTGGCGCGAGCCTGTGCGCGAGCAGGATCCGCGCCTCTACAACACCTCGCCGGACGGCAAGAGCGACGGCGCTGCTGGCGTTGCGACCGTAGGGAGTGACGCCGGCGGCGCTGCTCGCGACCACCATGGTAGCGGTGTGATCGGGCGTGTTCCGCGTAGCCTTGGCACGTTCCCCGAGTCACCGGGCGCAAAGATCAGCAGCTATACGCCGCCAACTACTCTTGACATGTGATTTCGTGACGCGTCACATAACAAATGATTATTGGACATTCGTGACGCGTCACGATAATATACTTCCATCGACAGGGAGTAACGTGATGCGTGACGAAAAAGACCCCGGCACCCTAGAAATGCAGCTGCCTCGTAAGCAGGGCAGGCCGCCCAAATACGGCAAGGCCATGAGTGCTGCCGAGCGTGCCAAAGACTACCGGCGCAGGCGCAAGCAGGAATCGATGGCCTACCTGGGCCAGTCTGAGAAAGAGGTTTCCATCGCTGCCACCATCTATTCGTTGCGTTACGCCTTCGCCAACGGCGAGGCTGACACCGCGCTGGCGTTGCTGCAGGATCTGCGTATGCGCGCCCATGAGATGAAATCGTGACGCATCACTAAAAGGACATACTATGAACGAAGACGTTGCACTCTCTGTCGCCGGGTTATTCCTTGTCGCGGCCATGATCCTTGGCGCTCTGCTGGGCGTCATCGATAATTATTTCCACCGTCGCAAGATACGTGACGCGTTACGAAATAAGTCTTAGCAAGGATCGTTCGGTAGCTCTTGCCATCCGTTTGATAGGCGGCGGAATCGCTTGTGCTGGATGCACCGTTCGTCCGTTTCCAGTGGTCGAAGTCGCAGCGTTTGTGGCTCTGCCCGTTGGGGGCGGGGCGTGTACAGCGGTTGCGGCGACACTGCCGGTAGTGCTGCGCTGACGCTACGCATGGTGAAGTAGCCCAGGCACAGCGCCACTACGCCCGCGAGTGCTGCGGTCATCAGCTGGCCTACGAAGATGCCCAGGGCGATTTCCCACCAAAGCCCATCATGGTTGTTTTGCTGTCTGTAGCTCATACGGCCCCCGTTGACGATGAGCGGGCATTGTAGGGGTGTAGGGGCGTAGCCCCTACGGATAACGCCTTACCCGCGCCGTGGAGCTCGTGGCCCACGCGTGTGCCGGACCACACGCGCTCGATCGGCGGACCCTGCGCCACCCGCGACTGACAACCGCTTTTCACGCCTGCGCCTCAGTACGTCACGCAGGTAGATCACGTCGGCGCCTCGAGACAAACGAGACCCTGGGGCCCTTGTGGCAGTAGCCTTGCGAGGATGCGCCGATCGCGCATTGCGTTCCTCCGACATCATCAGCGACCACTCGCGAGCGATCGCACACGTCAGTGCCCAGTAGCGCATATCGCATGGCTCGATGTCGTAATTCTCCGGGGTGAAGAATCGGTGCCCCTGAAAACCAAAACCGGCCCAAGGGCCGGTCAGGTCTACGCGATCGTAGGTGTCTAGCGTCATTGTCCGGTCCGCTTCCTGTGGAGGGACCAGCAGTGATAGGCCGCCATGCCGCACAGGAGCGTCAACAATGAGACTTCGCATAATGTATATTATGTCAGGATGCTGTCGGCACTTTCGTTTAGATCGTTCCCGTTTTGGTCTCAAAGAGACTTTCTCTTCCGATGCGCACGATCCTGAGAAATCCTCGATGTTCAAGACGCACATCACCAGCGCACCTCATCCCGGCCGAGTCGCGTGCCGGACGTCAGATAGCTGCCGTCCTGCCGCGACCGTCCTCTTATTCGTTGTGCTTGGGTCCACCGATCCTTGACTGATCTTCGCTAACACCCGAACAAAAACGACGGCCGCCGATTGCATCCATGCGTATTACTCGAGGATGCGATCACCGTGCTCATTCTCTGCACAGAAGATCGCATGCATGGCGCTCAGCAAGGCCGCCACTTTTGGGTCGGCCAAGCGATAAATGATGGATCGTGATTCGCGACGCGTCAGAACCAATTGCCGCTGCCGCAGGTCGGCCAGTTGCTGCGACAAGGCCGGCTGCCGAATGCCTGTCGTCGCTTCCAGACCGCTGACGGTAGATTCGCCCTGCGACAACTGGCACAGCAACAGCAGGCGCGACGGTGTGGCGATGAAACGGAGCAGCTCGGCCACGTCTGGGACGCGCTCCTTCAT